GAATCAAGAAAATAATAAAGCTTATTCTTGGTTTTTAGGAGATTAAATTATGGCAGGAATAAAAGATTATTCAACAACCCAAGCAAATAATACTTCACTTAATGGTATAAGTACAGCGGAGGGAATGTTACCTTCTAATCTAAACAATGCAATTAGAGCATTGATGAAGAACACTAGAGAATGGTTTAACGATAGTCAATGGGTAGAGTATGGTGATGGTGATGCAGCTTTTACAGCAGCTTATGCAAGTGCAAATTCTTTTACAATTGCAGGTGTTGATGTAACTGCAATTTATCATGCTGGAAGAAGAATTAAATTAACAGCTACTACACCTGGTACAATTTATGGAACAATTAGTTCTTCAACTTTTTCAACTAACACAACTGTTAATGTAACTTGGGATAGTGGTTCATTATCAAGTGAAGCTATTACAAATGTTTACATTGGTGCTTTATCAAAAACTAATTCATCTATTCCAACAGGAATTATTGGTACAAGTAATATTGCTGATAACGCAATCACTACTGCTAAAATTGCAGACTCACAAATTACAGTTGCTAAAATGACAACTAATTCTGTTGACTCCGATCAGTATGTAGATGGTTCAATAGATACAATTCATATTGCAGACTCAAATATTACAGTTGCTAAAATGGCAGCTAACTCAGTAGATTCAGATCAATATGTTGATGGTTCAATTGATACAATTCATATTGGAGATGACCAAATTACAACTGCTAAAATTCCTGATTCAGCAATTACTTCTGCTAAGATTTTAGATGGTGCAATTGTTGATGCAGATATAAATGCTGCTGCTGCAATTTCTTTATCTAAATTAGAAAATCTTACAACTGCTAGAGCTTTAGTATCTGATGGTAGTGGAGATGTATCAGTTAGTGATGTTACTTCAACTGAGGTAGGTTATCTTGATGGAGTATCATCTGCTATACAAACTCAAATTGATGCTAAACAAGATAGTGATGCAGATTTAACTGCTATTGCTGCTTTAGCAAAAACTGATGGAAATTTAATAGTTGGTAATGGATCAACTTGGGTAGCCGAAAGTGGATCTACTGCTAGAACTTCTTTAGGACTTGGTACTATTTCAACACAAGCATCAGATAATGTTTCATTAACTGGTGGATCAATTACAGGATTAGGTGAACCATCTTCTAACTCAGACGCATCTACTAAATCTTATGTTGACCAAGCAGTTGCTGGTTTAAGAACTAGAATTATTGCAGAAGCAGCTACAACTGGAAATATTGATTTAACTGCTGACCTTCAAAATGCAGATACAATTGATGGTGTAACATTAGTTACAGGGGACAGAGTATTAGTTAAAGATCAAACAGATACTACAGCAAACGGATTATATATTGCAGTAGCAAGTGGTGCAGCATCAAGAGATCCTGAACATGATACTATCGCAGAATTATCTGGTGGTATGGTTGTAGTAAATCAAGGTACTGCAAATGATAATAAAATATTTTTATGTACTACAAATAGTGATGGATCATTAGGCTCTACAAGTATTACTTATACAGTAGTTACACCAAGTAATTCAGGAACAGTAACAAGTATTACAGCTGGAACTGGTCTTTCTGGTGGTACTATTACATCTGCTGGAACAATAGCAATTGATACAGCAACAACTGTAGATAAAACAACTGCACAAACTCTTACAAACAAAACTTTAACTTCACCAAAAATAAATGAAGATGTAGCTGTAACTTCTACTGCAACAGAACTAAATTTATTAGATGGAGTATCTGGATTAGTACAAGCAGATTTTACAAAACTTGCTGCAATAGATGCTACAGCAGATGAAATAGATACATTAGATGGATTAAGCAGAGGAAGTATTATTTATGGTAATGCTAGTGCTGCTACAACAGTTTTAACTAAAGGTACTGTTGGTCAAGTATTAACATCTGATGGTACAGATATAGCTTGGGGTAATATTTCTGGTGGAACGTCATGGCAATCAGTTAAAACTTCTGGATTTACAGCAGTAGCTGGAGAAGGTTATCCTTGTAATACTACTTCTTCTGCTTTTACAGTTACACTTCCATCTTCTCCAAGTATTGGAGATTATGTTGTTATAGCTGATTATGGAAATAATGCTTCATCAAACAACATTATAATAGATGGCAATGGTTCAAAAATATTAGGAACTTCTGGTAATAGAAAAATTCAAACAAATAAAGAAGCAATAAAATTAGTATATATAGACGCAACAAAAGGTTGGATAGCTGCAAGTGGTTATGTAGAAGGCACTTTAGGATTACAAGGTGTACCAGATGCTCCTACAATAGGAACTGCTACACAAACTGGAAACACAACAGCAACAGTAGCCTTTACTGCACCAACAAATAATGGTGATGCAACTATTACATCTTATACTTCTACATCTACTCCAGGAGGAATTACAAATACATTATCACAAGCTGGTTCTGGAACAATATCTGTTACAGGATTAACAGGAGGTACATCATATACATTTACTGTTACTGCTACAAATTCCATAGGAACTTCAAGTGCAAGTTCTGCAAGTAATAGTATTACAACAACAAACACTTATTCAGCAGATTTTTTAGTAATAGCTGGAGGTGGTTCTGGTGGAGGTCAATATGGAGGAGGTGGAGGTGCTGGAGGTTATAGAGCATCTTATGATTCTGAAACTTCTGGTGGAGGTGGTTCATCAGAAAGTTCTTTAACTTTTAGTGGTGGAACTGTTTATACAATTACAGTAGGTGCTGGGGGTGCTGGTGTAACTAGCAATCAAAATGATGGAATTGATAGTTCTTTATCAGGAAGTGGTATTACAACAATTACATCAATAGGTGGTGGAGGTGGTGGTTCTAGAGTAGGTAGGTCTGGAGGTTCTGGTGGTGGTTCAGGTTATAATTCTCCAGGTGGAGGTGGTTCAGGTACTGCTAATCAAGGTTATAATGGCGGTTCTTCAACTGCCACTAGCGATCCTTACCCTAGTGCTGGTGGTGGTGGTGCTGGTGCAGTAGGTAATAATGGAGGTGATGGAGGAAATGGTGTTTCTTCTTCAATAGATGGTTCTGCAACAACAAGAGCTGGTGGTGGTGGTGGTTCTTCTTATAGTACTGGGGGTTCAGGAGGAACTGGTGGAGGTGGTGCTGGTTCAAGTGAATTTACAAATGGTGGTAATGCAACTGTTAATACTGGAAGTGGAGGTGGTGGTTGTAATGCTGGTGCAGCTACATCAGGTTCTGGCGGAAGTGGTTTGGTTATTTTAAGGATGCCAACAGCAAATTATTCTGGTACAACAACTGGTTCTCCAACACCGTCAACAGATGGTACAGATACAATATTAACTTATACAGGAGATGGGAGTTACACAGGATAATGGCACATTTTGCAAAATTAGGAATTGGTAATAAAGTTTTAAGAGTTTCAGTAGTATCAAATGATATTGCTTTAACAGAACAAGCTGGTGTAGATTTTTTAAACAATTTATATAATACCAGAGATGTTTGGAAACAGACTTCTTACAATAATAACATTAGAAAAAACTTTGCTGGTATTGGTTACACTTATGACCAAACAAGAGATGCTTTTATTTCACCAAAACCTTTTAATAGTTGGACATTAAACGAAACTACTTGTCTTTGGGAAGCACCAGTTTCTTATCCTACAGATGGTCAAAGATATATTTGGGACGAAACAATAAAAAATTGGGTATTGAACTAATCAATATTTACTGTTAGATTAAATATTAAATGAGTGGTGTGAAAAAATATTTTTATTTTTGTGGATTGCCAAGATCAGGTAATACTTTATTATCTAATATATTAAATCAAAATCCAAATATTCATTCAACAGGTCATTCTTTCTTACCTGATTTATTTTTTGCAATAAAAAACGCACAAAATTCTTCTGCTGTTTTTAAAAACTATACTTGTCAAAATAACTTAAACAATGTTTATAAAAATATTATTTCTAATTATTATCAAAATAACGAATGTAAATATATTATTGAAAGAGGAGATTGGATAACACCATATAATATTAATATGTTAAAAAAATATGCACCTAACGAAATAAAAATAGTTATTTTAGTTAGAGATGTATTAGAAATTATAAAGTCTTTTTTGAAATTATGTAAAAACAATCCTGAATTTTATATTAATAAAAGATATAAATCTTTAGATCATTCTACTTTATTTACTGATGAAATAGAAACTAAAGCTGATATTATTATGCAAAAAGAAGAATATGTGAACACAGTATTATATTCAATACATCAATTAAAAAAAAACAATTTATTAAAAAATTTTTTATTGATTGATTATAATGATTTAACAAACAATACAGAAGAAACTTTAAATAAAATATACCAATATTATGAAATAGAACATTTTAAACATTCATTTAGTAATTTTAAAAATACACTTGCATATAATGATTTAGTTTTAGGTGCAGATATGCACAAAATTAGAACTGATAAAATTAAAAAATTAGATAATGATATTGTTTTACCTCAAAATGTTATTAATAAATATAAACATTTAAACAATATTTTATTTGATTAAATAGTGATTTAACAGAGTTGATTTTATAATAACAAAATGGTATAAAATTTTTGCAAGTGGGTATAATTTCCACACACCAAATATTCACTTGCTTAACTATAGATTAATATTATGAAAAATTATCTTTATATATCTGACAACAAAATTAATATTAAAACTACAATAAAATAGATTATGGCTAATATATATAAAAACGCAGGTTTCGCAATAAGCACAACAGATCTTACAACTATCTATACAGTACCTACTGGAAGAACAGCAATTATTAAAAATATACAAATTAGTAATGAACATGCTTCAAACAATCTTGTAGAAGTATCTGTAACTGATAGTTCAGCTTCAGCTACTTTTGAAGTATATCATAAAGCTTTAGCT